GAAAAACTCAGTCGAAGCCGGTGTGCTTCAGGACATTCAGCTTGCCATGCTGTCTTCTGGCGCGGAAAACAAAGTGGAGGACGCTAAAGCGAGCTTGAAAAGCTAGTAACGACTGGTTTTTCATCTTTTTCCTTGCCGAAAAGCTCGGAATGACGGTTAGTGCGCTGACGCAGCAGCTGACTCAGGAAGAGTTGGTGAGCTGGTCAGCGTATTACTCGTTGAAGAACGAGGAAGAGGAAAAGGCTAGAGACCAAGCGAAGATGGTTCAAAGGGCCAAGATGCGGTAGGCGCGATAGACTTGGCTGAGCAGTCGCTGTACGTTTAGCCATGGCCGATTATGGCATTAACATTGGCGTAAACGTACAAGCGCAAAGTGTCACTCGCCTGACAAATCAGCTAAAAGAGCTGATTGCGACAGAAAAGAAGCTTAAAGGTCAGTTAAAAGAAGCCGGAGCTAATACAGAAAAGCTAAACAAACAACTAGAAAAAAATACCGAACGACAAAAAGCAAATAAAAAAGCAGCTCTTGATTCTGCTAAAGCTTTTGCGACTGGTTCTGCTCAAGTCAGAAAAAGCTCTGCTGCTTTGGCTGAGCAAAGCAAGCAGCTTGATGCTTACCGGAGAGGCGTAAAGTTTGGCTCAGGTGCTTGGGCTGACTTTACCCGCGCCATCGTTAAGACTGATTTTACTCGTTCAATTATTCAGTTAAGGCGTTTAAATAAAGAAGCAGAGACTACTGCTGCTGCCTTCAGGGATATGGCAGCAGGCGGCGGGCGTTCTGGAGCGCAGTTTGCAAAAGGTCAGTCGATTCAAGATCTGCTTGCGTTTAAGCCTGCTAACACAACCAACGCTCTCCGTAATTATTCAGAAACACTGCAGGGGGTTATTAGTCAGGTAGACCGGGGTACTGCAGAGTATCGAGAGCTATTTGCAGCGATTAAACGGGTCAATGATGAACTTGCAAAAACGCCTGCTATTGCAACTAGCAACCAATACGCAGCACCAATAGGCCCTGAGCCAAGAAAAATGGGGATTGGCCAGTCCTTGGCAGTTCGCAGAAGAATCAAAGGTCGAATAGGCGGGGCAATCGGCGGGGGATTGATCGGCGGTGCTTTCCCTGCACTGTTTGGTCAAAGTATGCAAGCAGCTGCACTGGGCGGCATCGGTGGTGCAGCTGGTGGTGCCATTGGCGGTCAGTTTGGATTTGCACTGGGCATTCTTGGCACAGCGCTTGGAGAAGCTGTTGACAAGCAAATTAAATTTAACAATGCCCTGAAAGAACTGAATAGGTCGTTTACTAAGGCTGGCAGCGACACAAAGCTTTTCACCGAAGATATTGACAGGCTTGCTAAGCAATTAAAGATTACAAAAGAAGAAGCGTTAGAACTGGCTGGCGCATTTAAATTTCTTGGCGATGCGGATCTTACTACAAAAGCTGCAGCATTGTTTGGTTCAAAAGCAGCATTTGACCGTATTGCTGGAATCAAAGACGAGGCTACGTTTTCTGCTGCAATTCTTGGCATTGCTGAAGACTTTAATGATGAAGAGGCTAAAAAGCTGTTTTTCCAAACTAAAGGCCTTAACTTCGACCAAAGAAGGCAAGCTATTGCCATTGCTCTTAACAGGCTGAAAAAAGAAGAAGTTCAGCTGACCAAACAAGAAATCAGAGAGCGTGGCACAACGTTTAGTAGGCAAGCTTTCCGAAGAGGAACTCGTGGATTTGCAGTAGAGGAAAGAACTCCTGTTACCGAGCAAGAAGCAAGGACGATTACTGATCCACGCGCAGAACTTCTTGCACTGTTGGACACCGATACAGGTACGGTTACCGATCCAACGATCAACCTCAAGAAACGACTTGAGATTGTTCGTGGTCGAATAGGGGCAGAACAGGAGTTGCTTCAGCTGCAAGGCAGGCAGTCACAGGCAGCACGGATCATCTTGACGCGTGAGCTTGCAACGACAAAGGCAAAAGCAGTTGCTACAGCAGAGTTGAAGAAATACGGCGATCAAGAAGATCAGAACCTAATCAAAGCCAGAGAATTTGGCGAAACTCAGGCAGCAAACCTTAAGTTTGAACGGGAATCGCTTCAGCTTGCAGAAGCAAGTCTTGCTCGAACCAAGGACATTGCAAGACCTCTTCAAGATCAACTTGATGCAATTAAAGACAAAGCAGCTTTCGAGCGTGAGTATGGCGAGCTAATTCGTGCTGGTGTTGTTCCAGCGGTTGCTCAACAGACGGTTGAGATCAACAAGCAAGTTAAAGAAATTGACAGGTTAAAAGAAAAACAGAGCGATGAGCTTGACTTCCATATTTTAAATCTTGAGGCTCTGAAAGCAAAAGCAGAGACTCAAGAGCTTGAAAGAAAGATTCAGGAAAAGATCAACCAGCTTTTGGAGCGCAGGCTGGAACTGGAGGGCAAAGCCAAAGAAGCTAAAGATGCTGCTCGTGATGCTGCAAAGACTGATCGTGATCGGTTGGATGATGCAATCGAAGCGATTCAGGGTCAGATCAATACGTTGATGGATCCTGTCAACCAGCTGATTGCTCTGTCAGAAAGTCTAGGCAACTCATTTGCTGAGTCATTCCGAGGCATTGTTGACGGCAGCATGAGTGCTCAGCAGGCGTTGGCCAACCTGTTCCAGCGCACAGCGGATCACTTCCTTGATATGGCTGCAGAGATGATTGCAGCTCAGATCAAGATGAAGATCCTGGGCATTGGAATGCAGTTCTTTGGTGGTGGTGGTGCGCCTGTAGATATTCACGGATCCAACGTTACTGAGGTTCTTAACTCAGGAGATTTGTATAACCCTGCTAATAGTGTGTTTGCGCGAGCAAACGGCGGCCCTGTTGGGGCGGGCCGCCCTTATATGGTTGGCGAGCGTGGGCCTGAGTTGTTTATCCCTGGAGCGCAGGGCAATATCGTTCCAAACAACGCAATGGGCGGGTCTAACATCGTGGTGAACGTGGATGCTTCTGGTTCGTCTGTCGAAGGCAACGCTGATCAGGCTTCGCAACTTGGCAAAGCAATCGGCATTGCTGTCCAAGCTGAGCTGGTGAAGCAGAAACGTCCTGGCGGTCTTCTCGCAAGCTGATGGCTACTTTCCCGTCAATCACGCCGACCTACGGCATCCAAAAGCGCAGCGCACCAAACGTTCGCAAGGTGCAGTTCGGTGACGGCTATGAAAGCCGCTTCACGATGGGCATCAACCAAGACCCAAAGGTTTATAACCTGACCTTTGAGGTATCAGAGACTGACTCCGACACGATCGAAACATTCTTGGACGCACGAGCTGCAGACTTTGCCAGCTTTGACTTCACACCGCCTGGCGAAGGCAGTAGTTCCAAGTTTGTCTGCGAGACATGGAGCAAGTCGATTCCATACTTGAATCGCGCCACAATCCAAGCAACATTCCGCCAAGTATTTGAACCGTAATGGCAGTAGCAGCTTGGGCCGCTAGCACCGCATTTTCTGTTGGCGACATCCGACGCGCCACGACGGAGCAACCGTCTGGCTTGTTCTTTCGTTGTTCTACTGCTGGAACGTCAGCAAGCTCGGAGCCTGGCTGGCCAAACATGGTTGGCGACACCGTTACGGATGGGACGTGCGTCTGGACTGCTATCGCGTCGGCTTACGAGGAGCTGGCAAAGATCAACCCCAGTGCAATCATCGAGCTGTTCGAGCTAAGGCTGGACTCAACGTTGCACGGCAGCAGCGACGTTTACCGCTTTCATGCTGGGGCCAATGCTGATGTAGACGGCAACATCGTTTTTAACAGTCAGACCTATACGCGGATTCCGATCAAGGCTGATGGCTTTGAGTACAGCAACACCGGCACGCTGCCACGCCCCACGCTGTCGATCAGCAATCACGATGGAACGATGACCACGCTGTTGCTGCTGGTCAACGCCACAACTGCAGGCAATGACCTTGGTGGAGCGGAAGTACGTCGAATCAGGACGCTGAAGAAGTATTTGGACGGTGAAAGCGCCGCTGATCCAAATGCACGTTGGCCTGAAGAGCGGTGGTTTGTGGATCGGAAGGCTAGTGAGTCACGAGATCAAGTGACCTTTGAGCTGGCTAGCAAGTTTGATTTGGCAGGACAAAAGATTCCCAAGCGGCAGGTGATTGCCAACGTTTGTCAGTGGAAGTACCGCAGTAGCGAGTGCAGCTATACCGGCAGCAACTACTTCGACGTGAATGGCAACAGCGTCAGCACGTTGGCTGAAGATGTTTGTGGCAAGCGCGTGGCCAGCTGCAAGCTGCGGTTTGGCGACACAGCTGAGTTGCCGTTTGGGTCGTTCCCTGGTGCTGGTCTGACCCAGTGATGCAACTGTCAGACGAGTTGCGGGCAGAGATCTTGCAACACGCCAAGGCTGAGACGCCGAAAGAGTGTTGCGGGTTGGTTGCTGTGGTTAAGGGTCGGCATCGGTACTTTCCGTGCCAGAACATTGCAGACACGCCTGATGAGCACTTTGTTCTCAGCGGCTGGGACAAAGTAGAGGACCAAGGCGAGGTGGTGGCCATAGTTCACAGCCATCCCAAGACCAACCCAGAGCCATCAACAGCTGATCGCGTTGCCTGCGAAAAGTCAGAGCTGCCGTGGTTTGTCGTCAACCCAAACACTGAAGGCTGGGGTTACTGCGAGCCAAGCGGCTTTCAGCTGCCATATGTGGGGCGTGAGTTCGTGTTTGGCGTGGTGGACTGCTACACGCTTGTGCGCGACTGGTACGCAAGGGAGTACAGCGTCCAGTTGCGGGACTATGACCGACGGGACAAGTTCTGGGATCGTGGCGAGAACTTGTATCTAGATAACTTTGCTGCTGAGGGGTTCCGCAAGATTCCGGTTGAGGAAGTGCAGCGCGGTGACTTGATTTTGATGAATCTGGTTTCACCGTTGCCGAACCATGCAGCGATTTACATGGGTGATCAGCAGGTACTGCATCATGTGCAGGGCAGGCTATCTAGCAGGGATGTCTATGGCGGTTACTATGGGAAGAGCACTGCCTGCGCCTTGAG